ATACGATGGAGAATTGTGTAAGTGCATGCTGGACATGTAATAGAATGAAACATTTCTATCACCCAGAGTTCTTTATTATGAAATGTAAAATAATTGCGAAGACTGTTTTACCAGAAAATTTCTATAAAAAGTGGTCTGCATATTACGGGCGTTCATGTAATAATAATTTGAAGACTTATAAAAGAGTTGCTGAAGAAGAACGCAGCCTACCTTTCGAATTAAGTCAAAGCCAATGGGATATGTTAACACGTTCTCCTTGTTATTACTGTGGGTACCAGGATGAACATGGAATTGGCATAGATAGAATTGATAACACGATTCGTAAATATACATTGACGAATTGTGTTGCATGTTGTGGTTCGTGTAATATTATGAAGAATGAACTTCCATTGGATGTTTTCATGGAGATGTGTTTGAAAATAGCGAACGCATGGCCAGAAGGATCCTTTAGTCATATACCAAATACGAGTAATCCGTTAAAGGCGGAAGAAAATCTTTCTAAACGCACACACTGGAAAGCAGAAGGTGTATATTATTGTATTATTAGTAAGAGTGATACATTTATAGAATCAAATAAAGGGATTATTACTCCAGATGAATATAATACCCTCTGTCAGGAAATTCTACCTATGGATAAGACTCTTGCAATAAATACTTTAAAAACATTCTTGGTTAAACTTAAGAAGAGAAGGAATAGACTTGCTTCATATAACCCCTTTGTGGCACTTGCAGACACCTAATAAAAATGAAAGCTTTAGACGCTAATTATATTTGTGCAAATGAGTTTTTACGCTATAGCAAAAGGTAAGGAAATTGGTATATTCCATACATGGGCAGAATGTAAAATGCATACAGATGGTTTTAAGGGGGCAGTCTTCAAAAAGTTTCCTACTAAAGAAGAAGCAGAACAGTTTATAGTAAACAATACAACCACACCGCAAGGAAATGCATTTGATCTATTAATGAAACCAACCTCTGAACCAGACTATTATGTATATACGGATGGAGCATGTAGTAACAATGGTAGTACAGATGCTGTAGCTGGCATTGGTATTTATTTCGGTGAAAGCGATACACGAAATGTATCAGAACCGATTGAAGGAAAGCAGACAAATAATACTGCAGAACTTGGTGCATTTCATCGTCTCTATTCTATTATAAAAGACGACATCCTGTTAGGAAAACATATATGTATTGTATCAGATTCAGAATATGCAATTCGCTGCGTGACAACCTATGGACAACGCTGTCATGCAGAGGGGTGGAGAAAAGATATTCCAAATATGGAGTTAGTCAAAGAGACATATAAGCTATATAAGGATTCGAACGTTACATTTCTACATATCAAGGCACATACAGGGAAACAAGATATTCACTCTATAGGGAATGATAAAGCAGATGAATTAGCAAATAAGGCAGCTGGAATATCTACCAAAACATATCTAAATGTTCCCTATGCTAAAAAGGATGAAGTGAAAGCACTTGGTGCAAAATGGGATCCTACCATAAAGAAATGGTTTATAACTGGCGATAAAAGTCCATTTGCTGCTTACATAATATGACCATGACCTGTTCCATTGCACGCCTCGCAGGTTACATGTTTAGCCTTTATTTTTAAGTAATCTTGAAATGACTTCATAGCTCCTCTTACATTTATTTGACGTAAGACCCAGTTGCAATACGAAATATCGTGCTCCATAATATCATCAAATGATTTACCAGCATGTTTACCAAATGGTAGGCTTTGTACTGTCCTTCTTGAATATAATTCTTCCATCTGCATATGTGTTTTAGCACCTTTTAGGCTTACCCCTACGAGTCTTACGTCTACCACCTTTAGGGATGACACACATTGCATTCGTTGCTTCCAGTAGCATATCTTCACCTCCACCTTTCTGCTTTTTCCGTAGAGTCTTCTGCTTTTGCTTGCGCTTCCTGGTCTTACGACCACCTTTTAGTCTGCTAAATTTTTCCTTGTATTCTTCATATAAGTCGGGTAAGATAGTTCTTATCTCTTCAGGGTGAAGACGAGCCTTACATGCAGGATACATGAAACAATATCCGAAATTCTCTCCACCAAAGTTTTTATTCGCATCTTCAATAAATCCCCTAAGATTATCAAGAGTCATTGCATGGTCTTTCTGACCTTCAGATTCATGGTGAAATTGGTAGACAGGTCCATCCTCTAAATATACATTATTATGGCCATTTTCAAGAAAGGTTGGTAGGGTCCCTGTGAATGGTTTTAGTTCTTGCACTTCATCGGCAGCCGCAACCACATTTGAAGCATTCCTGGGAAAGACGTTGGTAGATATATTCCATTTCTTACCCTCTTTTATATTCTTTAGCTTCGCTCTTGCTCTTACAAGAGGAGCATCCCACATCTCTTCGCATAATTCAGTCATTGCCTTATCCGCAGTAATCGTGCCAATTTCCCTTTGAAGTTCTGCTGCATATTCACGAAATCTCCTGAAACGTAAGATCTTCTCATTAGGCCCCCCACCCCCATTTGTTTTACTACAATCTGTTTCAAATGCATTTCCAGGGGGATATGTATCCATATTTAGATCAGAGTGGGGAGTAAGACCGTAATGTTCATGGGAAACAAAAACACCATTTGGTACTGATTTTGCTATACGATTACAGATTGTGCACCAAGTAATAAGTCCCCTGGCATCCTTATATAGATTATACAAGTTCTTATTATAATAACCATTCAATTTTGAACAATCATGTGTCATATACATACATCCATCTTCCCTAATAGCATATTTCAAGCAAATAGGGCACAGGGAATGACTTGCAGCAACGGCATCATCGAATATATTATCGAACTTTAACATATCTGATTGTGTGAAACCCTTCCATGGATTTGCAATTGCCTTCGCCTTCGCCTGATTTGCCTCCTTTACCTTTTTCCTTAGGATAAGAATATTACTTTCATTGGGATTATTTTCATACTCTCCTTCACCAGCGTATATATTATAGGCTGTTAAATAGGGTTCTTCAAGCTGATTAGCATATATTGCAATAGTTACTAATGTGTTGGGCAATTCAGGAATAGTCTTTAAAAGCGTAGATGACATATCAAACTCTACAAGTCCTTCGTTAAGAACAGGTAGCTCTGATAGGGGATTCTCACTACATTTTAGGCGACGGAGAGATTTAGGAAGGGTAGGTAAAGAGGTTAGCTGATTACTATGACAAAATAAATCTTCAAGATCAGGAAGGGGTGGTAAAGAGGTTAGGTTATTCTCGCTACAAAATAAAAGAAAGAGGTTTGCAGGCAGGGTAGGTAATGCACCGAGTTGATTCTGTTGAACATCTAACATTTGTAGGGAGGCAGGTAGATCAGGTAGAAAGAGAATATCATTCTTTTTACAGACAAGACGTTCCAGCTTAGGAGGCAACTCAGGTAATCCTGTTAGATTACAGTCACTGCAAAATAAATTTTTAAGATTAGGTGGGATAGCATTTATATTATGTAAAGGGGAACCGCTCACACTTAATGAAATTAGTGAATCGGGGAGTGGAGGAAGGGCAAATAATTGTCTGCATTTATCAAACTGTATCTTTTTTAATGTTGATGGAAATGCATCTATCCTATTTATTAAACCATCAAAACAGTAAATTTCTTCAACACCTTCAGGTATCGGTGGTAGTATCTGAACTGAATTGTATATAGTAAGTTTTTTAGTATCAGGAGGAATCTCTTTCGTTAGTGGATATACTGTAAAGGACATTCTATATCTGTGTTAGATTTTGGTCTTCATTTATTTCAAACTGGTCCCACGACACACCCCACGACAAATCATACAGGTGACAAAATCATTCGTATCTGACCATATAAGCCAGCAATCCATACATACCTTATGTTTTCCTCCGCATTCAATTTGTATCATCTGTTTGGAATCCAAACAGATGGGACAGTCGGTTTTTTCATCAAGGAAGGTTACTTTACCAATGGATGATGCACACATCACACAGAGTCCATCATTGCAATGAAGGACCCACTCGGGTCTTTTTTCCTTACAGTGGGTATTTGCACATGCCATCAGTTTACATCCTTTGGAGCATGGGGTGCTATCTCCGTCATCACCAAATGACAAACATGAACCATTTCCGTAACACTCCATACGTACAACACAGAGGTTAAAGGAATCATTTTTTTAACATATATGGTTACAACGAGGTGTGATAAATGCTTTCACCAATTCTGCGATTTTATACTACTCTTACCAATCCTGTCTGGTATTCTGGGTGGTATTTTAGGAATTATGTCATTATTTTATCTAAAAAACGACAATTATATGATTATCATTATAGCAATTGCTGGAGGTGCTGGTACTGGGGTTATTGTCTGTATAGGAGAACATATACGAAGGTGTAAAGCATTGCCCGTTGCAGCAGTTGTGTCACAACCTGAAATAACACAGAATATTTATTTTGTATATGAAGGACATAATACAAGAATGATGATAGGTGAACTTGCAAAGGAACAGGTATAAAAATACAAGTATTTATTAAATAGGACATGCCAGAGCCATTGATATACTGCCCTTGCTTTTGTGCAGGAGTAGGTGCAATGATAGGACTTATCGCAGAAGAATCTGTTAAGTTAGGATGTCTTCCTGTTATAATAGGATCAGGGGTAGGAGGTGGAATCGGTTGTGTATATTGTCTATATCATTTTATAGATGAATGGAATGATCCTGATCAAATTCTAACTGCAGAGCCCATTATAATCCAAAATATGGCATATAGTGGTCAAGGGAAGGGTTAAGTGATATGTATGAATATATAGTAATGTATACAGGTGCAGCAGAGGGAGCAGGAGTTTTATTCCACGATGAAACCCATTTTATAGCCGGATATCAACCTAAGATAAGCCTTATAAGTGGTATAGGCGGTAAAAAAGAACCTGATGATAAGAATGCAAAAGCAACAGCGCTACGAGAAATGTTAGAAGAGTTGTTTGGATATAACGATCCCCGAATCATAGATGCACTGGTCACCATACAAGAAGAGAAAGTAATTGATTATGGTTCTTATATAGTCTATGTATATTCATTATATCATCTGTCAAGCATGTTATATATTATATTAACCTTTCGCCTACAATCGCCATATTATGAACACCATCCACTGACTATACATGATTTGATATATAAGAGGCGTTTACTCGAGGCGCAGGCCCATCCCCACCCGCAAGAGCTGACAAAACTTCATCTACTTCCCCTGACACGCCGCGAAGGTCTTTCCCTTGATTTAATTAAAGATATCACCGCACTATAAATATTACAGAAGAGTAGCAACTTTTTCAGCAATTAGATATCCATTTCTCGTTGCCGTTTCCTCTTTAATAATTTTCCAAGACTTATCTAATTTTATTTCTTCTACGATTAACTTGCATTTATCAACATTAATATCATCTAATAATAATACCTTACATCTATTTTTAAGAATTTGAAACTCATAATATGTTGTAAATTCGCCACCATCCAGTAATAATATATCAAATACTCCTGGAAGGGCTGGTCTATTTAGGAATAATTTGCACCTTTTCATATTTACGAGATCAATTTCATTCCAATGCTTATACATAGTATTTGTTAAACACTGTGGGAATATCTTATAAAAATCACTCGGCTCTTCATTCCATATAACTTCATTTAGTATGTGTATTTTATTATTATCAGTATATAATTTAACAGCTTCTTCACACTTTTCTTTATTAGACTCAAGGCTATAAAAAATATAATCATCATTTCTACTTTTGAATCCATTCGAAAAAGCTCTGGTAGAGCCTAAACCATTCCAAGTACCTATTTCCAGAAATGTTTTATACTTAGTATTAGAAGCATATTCTGTTATTTCTTTTGAAAAAGTATCATTATCTATTTGCCCTGTATTATTTACTAAACTATAATAAAAACTTTGTTTATCGTTATTTTCCCACATAGTATATTTTTATATTTTGTTCTTTAAATGTGTAATTTCATAGATAAGAGAAATTTGCTGCAGGGCCAGCTAAGAGTTTACCTATAAATCATAATTAACTAAAAGACCTGTCATACCTTTTTGTTGAGCCCACGCAAGAGTCTTATCAAGGGCAACCCGTCTCTTTTCAAGAGGTCGACCAGAAAGGCGTTTGCCAAAATGCTTCCAATGCCATTCAAAGGAAAGGGCTTGGTTCCAAGTGGAAAATCCACTAACATAACAGACTCTGTACCATCCCCCAGGTCGTTTACTGGTCGCCTTTGCCCCTCCTACATAGATTTGATTATGCTGTGCTAAACGCCGATCTAAATCAACGGTTGCTCCTACATAGCTTAACATAGGTTCCTCTACTGTTGCTAAACAGTAGACAAACATATATAACAGACCCCTTATTTCCTTAAACTAAGGAAATACCATTCCCCTTGAAAACTGGGGATATGAACAGCTTCAACGACAGGTGCAAAAGCCCTTAACTTATTACATAAGAGTCCTGCAATTGCCTTATCGCCCCCTACATTCGCAACAAGTGATGAACCATTACGCAAACATTCGCGCCCCGCAAGAATAATCTTGTAAAGCCATTCAACATCCTTCTCTTCAGGATCGAATAAATCTATAATAATACCATCATATATTCCACCCCTTTCTAAGAATGTAACGATATCTTCGTGTATGATTGAAAGGCGTGAATCTGAAAAGGCCCCCTTGTGCCAATGTTCTCCCTTCATATGTTCTACAAGCTCTTCATCCCAATCAACCATTGTAATCTTTTTAGGGAAATACTTGAAGAGTTCACGTGCCATTGCACCCTCTGCTCCTCCAGCGATCAAATAATGAAGACCTGTGGTTGGCAAATAGTGTTTATTTGCTAAACGTGCAAGAGTTGTGTGATAAATAGCTTCATCCGCCTCTGAACTTTGTAAAACTCCGTCAATAAATAACATACGACCAAACACGGGATTTGTGATTAATTCGATAAGAGCTTTCTCTGTCTTAAACTTTTTATAGGTTCCTTCCTTATAGGTGAAGACAGTATAGCCCCATGAATGTGGAACACGAAGCTCCATCTTTCATGCAGTGGATTGTGGGCCTTAGGCCTTTCAGGCCTATGGTCTTATTTGGGTATAAGGCATCAGGCCTTTCAGGCCAAGGCCCCTCGCCTAAAGCAGAAGCACTATATATATGATAATGCCATATGTAAATCATCTGGTTGATACTGTAAACCTATCAGAAGATCTCGGATTTTTTTCCTATGAATGTGAAAAACGCAGCCTTGATAAAATTAAAGAGTATGTAGAATATGGGAACCTTAAGGCAAAGTTCACCAGTGCCTTAGAGAATATTTTTCTCGATATACCAACCGATTGTTTGAATATAGTAACAAGCTATGTAAGTAGTTTTCCAAGTAAAACTGTCAGCCTATCAGGATCACCTCTTATCAGTGCACTTCCTATACATTCTGCTGCAAGGGCAGGGCGCATCGATGTAGTCGAGTACCTTTTGGAAAACAGTGTTGATATTGATTCTATTAATATATTGGGTGAAACTCCTCTATACATTGCATCTGCTTTAGGGAATACAGAGATGGTTAAGTATCTCTTATCCAGGGGTGCAACAGATACACCTGACGAGATCATCTGTTTTTTCGAAAAGCCCGTTCTCCCTCTTATTGCGGCAGCGCATAACGGACATTTAGAAACCGTGATTGCCCTGGTAAACGCTAAGATTGATATACATAAATCGCATTCCTACACGGAATCAAGCACATATGAATATACTCCCGCCCTTTGGAATGCTGTGCGTCGCGGACATAGTCGCGTAGTTAGTTATTTATTAAGTAAGGGAGCATCTACTATGCAATATACTGTAAACGGAACCTCTTTTCTTGCTGCGGCAGAAAATGGCAGTGTGCGTATCATGAAACTTCTCGTAAATGCTCGTTCTACCCGTCCCTATGCACTTGATTTTATGAACGACAATAACGTGTGCCCTATTATTTGCGCAGCATATTATAATAATATACCTCTTGTAAAGTTCTTAATTGAACAGAAAGCGCTTATTTTAGCAGCAAATATACATGGAATAACTGCATATGGATGGGCATGTAGTAATGATAACCTACCTTTAATGAAACTGTTAGAGGATGCAGGTGGCGATGACACCCATCTTAAACGATGGAATGGTCTTTTTTCAGCAGTATCAAGTAATAAAATCAAAGCTGTACATCATATCGTAAAAAGAGGGGTAAGTGTAAATATAAGTTATATCCAATCTGGAAATTCTCCTCTTCATCTTGCTGCTAAATATGGTTACACCGATATGATTCGTTTCTTATTGGATAATGGAGCAAATCCAAACGCAGCGAATTACATGAAAGAAACACCCCTCTATCTTGCAGTGCAGAGTGGGCATCTTTCCGCTGTAAAGGAGATACTAAAGTGTCCTAATATTTATATGACTCGTGCGGCAGTTGACACAGGTCTTACTGCTCCAATGGTATGTATTCAAGAAATGTACAATGCAATAGGAAGGCGCGATGAAGATAAATACATGGATATTTTCACTGTCTTATATCAACGTGGTATAAATACCGTAGTAAGACCCTCTACTTCTATATTTGGCCGTATGAATATCATTGAATATTCCCTTTCCATGCAACAATATAATATCTTTTTCATGTTAGTTGATTCTATACGTTATATAAACGCTACATCACCCGTGCATAATTATACGCTGTTACATTTCGCCACCTTTTATTCTGCCCCCGTTGCAGTCATCGAAGCACTCTTAAATAAGGGAGCAAATATAAATGCAGTATCAGATACAGATCAAACACCCTTGTACTGTGCACTATATAGACATAATGATGATGTCGTCAAACTACTTCTTGACCGAGGGGCAAATCCAAATATATTAATATCACAGGTTCCTCTCCTTCAATATACAATGCTACATTATGCGAAAGAAGATACCTTATATGATATAATAACATATATGATTGAAAAAGGAGCAGATATTCACATGAAAGGCGAAACCACATCTTTAATGTCAGCGGCAGTCATAGGTGATGTAACTCTTATAAGGTATTGTCTCTTACGTGGGTGTGATATCAACGCCCAGCGTCTGGATGGGACCACGTCGTTAATGTTGGCTGCTTCAAATGGGCATTTGGCCTGTGTAGAAGATTTGGTGGAAGCGGGTGCGGATTGTAGGATAAAGGATCGTAATGGAAAAACTGCATTGACTCTTGCAAGTCAGCATGATTCTATTGCAGAGTACTTGGCTAAGGCTATGGGAGTTTTTCAAAAGTAGTTCTATTTGCAACAATATAGTCCATAAGTGATTTAGTGCCTAAGACAAGCATATCCTTGTCGCGGCTTATCTTGTACCGATAGCTTATGGTATGAAGTTTATTCAATCGTAGCTTTTCCAGAGTTGCATTTACAATATAGTCCTCGAGTCTTTTATTATACAAATCAATCAAGTCGAGAAGTTCAACCATGGTTCTACGAGCCTCAGTCAAATCTGCATCCTTCTTCTGTAAGGTTTCAATCAGAGCCTCTTGCTTTTTGGTCTTTTCCTCTACCTTTGTTATTGCTTCTGTTACTTTAACGATAGCAATATCATACGATGTGGTTTTTATATCATGTTCGCGATACGTATTCTGCAGCCATCCGCCACGTTCATCTCTGCAAATATCTTGTATAGCTTCATATGTCATTTGTTCTGCGGGGGTCATCTCTGAAAAGGAAGCATCAAGGTCGAAATAATCCATTGTATTAGCGGGTAACGACCTTTTGTGTGACGGGATGAATCAATTTTTTGCTGGGCCAAAGGGCCTGTGCCCTAAATGCCAAAGGCCAAAGTAAAAGTTGATGTTTGCCAGGCTTAGAAACATACTCCAAAGTATCAACAGATGCCGGCCGGGTTTTATCCACTTTCATCAGAACTTGAGCATGTTGTAGGAATACAATTGTGTGTATTTAGCCCGGAGGAGATTGAGAAGCGTTCCGTTGTAGAGATTACAAATGCAAAGACGTATGATGGGAGCGAGCCAAGTATTGGTGGACTCTTTGACCCCCGTATGGGAGTGATTGATAATGGGAAGGAGTGTCGGAGTTGTGGTCAGACGAATCACAAGTGCCCCGGCCATTTTGGGCATTTCCGACTTGCTCGCCCCGTATATTATATTCAGTTCCTCCCCTTTATTCTAAATGTCCTCTCTTGCGTATGTATCCGTTGCTCCAAGCTTCGTATTGATAAGCAGTTTCGTAGTCATTTCTTGAAGAGGCGAGGAGAGGCAAGGTGGAAGGAGGTCTTATCATCATCCAAGGAGATTCGTAGGTGTGGGCAAGAGACGGAGGATGGCTGTGGAGCTCTACAGCCAAGTCGTTATGTCCGAGAGGGTATTGCACGTATTGTTGCCGAGTGGGACGATGATGCGGATGGCAATCAAGGGGGCAAGCAACGTCAGCCCTTGGAGGTAGAATATGTTTTGCGACTCTTTCGTAAGATTGCAGATGAGGATGTTGATTTCATGGGGCTTAGTCGCTTTTGGTGCCGCCCAGATTGGATGATTTGTTCTGTATTACCTATTCCTCCTCCCCAAGTGCGTCCCTCTGTGATTCAGGACAATAATCAGCGTTCAGAGGATGATTTGACGCATAAGTTGGCGGAGATTATTAAGACAAATAACACCTATCTGCTTCCCAGGATTGAAGCCAATGCTGCAAAGACAGTGATTGACGAGTGGACGAATGTTCTTCAATATCACGTGGCAACCTTAGTGGATAATCAGATCCCAGGAGTGGCTCCTTCAGCGCAACGCAATGGCCGTCCTTTAAAGTCTATTCAACAGCGCTTGGGAAGTAAGGAGGGTCGTATTCGTTATAATATCCAGGGTAAGCGTGTAGAGTTCTCTGCGCGTTCTGTGATTACTCCCGATCCAAATATTTCGATTGCAGAGCTGGGGGTGCCTGAAAAGATTGCGATGAATTTGACTCGCCCCGAGCGAGTGACTTCTATGAACAAGACAAAGCTTTACAAGTGGATTCAAAACGGGCCATTAAAGTACCCCGGCGCAAAGACAATTCGCAAGGCAGATGGGCGTATTATCAGTCTCCGTCATGTGAATACAAAGGAGATTGTGTTGCGTGATGGTGATATCGTGAATCGTCACCTGATGGATGGTGATATCATCTTATTCAATCGTCAACCTACCTTGCACAGGATGTCTATGATGGGACACAGGGTCAAGGTTCTTTCAGGCAAGACTTTCCGTCTAAATGTGTCAGTTACAGCACCTTATAATGCTGATTTTGACGGTGATGAAATGAATGCACATGCTCCCCAGAGTATCGAGGCGGCCACAGAGTTGGAGGAGATTGCCGCTGTTCCCCATCAGATTCTTCGTCCTCGTGATGGTCTTCCTGTGATTGGGATTGTGCAGGATACACTGGTTGGATCCTATCGCTTGACCAGGGATAAGGTGAGCTTTAATAGGCGCGAGTTCATGAATATGATGATGTGGAATAAGCGCTTTGATGGTCATATTCCCACACCAAAGGCCGAGGGCAGGTTCACAGGTCAGCAGATTATTAGTCAGCTTCTGCCCCCGATTAACATGGATATGATGAATGGGGGGAAGAAGCGTGTGCTAATTCGCGAGGGAGATGTGCTGGAGGGACAGTTTGATAAGGCAGTGTTCAGTAAGGCCAGTAAGGGTATCATCCACATGACGTATAATGACTACGGTAGCAAGGACACGGTTGCGTTTATTGACACGCTCCAGAATACCGTGGCACAGTTCCTGGTGTATAACGGCTTCTCGGTTGGAATCAGTGACTTGATTGCTGACATGGATACGAAGAAGCAGATGCACGAGAAGATTCAGGAGAAGAAGACTGGTATTGAGACGGCTCTTCTCCAGGTCCACCAGGATCTGTTTGATAACAATACAGGTAAGACGAACCAGAGTGAGTTCGAGGATAGGGCCTTTGGTTTACTAAACAAGGCTATGGAGAATGCAGGAGAGATTGGTCAGCAGAATTTGTCGATGGAGAATCGCATGACCGCCATGGTTCGTGCGGGATCAAAGGGAGGTCCTATCAATATTGCCCAGATGATTGCGTGTGTGGGACAGCAGAATATTGAAGGTAAGCGTATTCCTTATGGCTTTGAAGATCGTACTCTTCCCCATTTCAAGAAATATGATGATGGTGCGGAGGCACGTGGATTCATTGAGAATTCCTTCATTGCAGGACTGACGCCTACCGAGTTCTTCTTCCACGCCATGTCAGGGAGAGAGGGTTTGATTGATACAGCTGTTAAGACGGCCGAGACAGGATATATTCAACGTCAAATTGTGAAGGCGATGGAGGATTTGATGGTGCAGAACGATGGGACGGTGCGAGATGCAAATATGAATATTGTGCAATTTCACTATGGCGAAGATGGAGTGAACTCTACTAAGATAGAGGCCCAGCCTCTTCCACTTGCAACCATGAGCGACGATGAGATTGCAAGGGAGTTTGGTCTGGAGGGTGCAGCAGAGGCTGTGACGGCTGCAATGGAGCTTGCACTTCCTCGTGGGGATGATACCGTACGCTTGGCTGCATACAAAGACGCAGTTCTCGCCGATCGTAAGATGCTTGTGGAGGGAGTGTTTCGCAGTGGACGTCAAGGCACTATTTACTCCCCTGTCAATCTCGAGCGTTTAATTGTGAACATCAAGATCAAGTTTGGTCTGAGTCCAGAGAAGAGGACAACATTGACCCCTCTTCGTGTATTGGATGGGATTGATTCTGTCCTTGCCAAGACCCAGTCATTTAGTGCAATGTGGGCGGCTCTCCTCCGCTTCTACTTATCCCCTATGAGGCTGATTGTAACGGATCATTTCACAGAATTGGCGTTTGATACTCTGTGCCAGGTACTTGTGACTAAGAACTGGCAAGCCTGGGCCCAACCTGGGGAGTATGTGGGTATTATTGCCGCCCAGAGTATTGGTGAACCCAGTACACAGATGACGCTGAATACGTTTCACCTTGCTGGTGTGGCAAGTAAGTCAAATGTGACGCGAGGTGTGCCTCGTCTGAAGGAGTTGTTAAAGGTGACCCAGAACCCCAAGGCTGTTTCCTTAACAATTCCTTTGCGCCCAGAGTATTCGCACAGCAATGAAAAGGCCCGTGAAGTTGCCCAGGAGCTTGAATTGACTCTTCTGCGTGATATGACAATTAAGACCGCTATCTACTATGATCCATCTGATGATAGGAGTGTGCTGCAGGAGGATAGGGATTTGATTGCCTTTTACAAGCTGTTCGAGACTGCATCTACAACCCAATCAGGTCAATCGGCTGATGCAGGGGAGCAGACAACTTGGAGTAAGTGGATTCTAAGGTTGGAGCTAAACAGGGAGAAGATGTTTGATCGTAACATTACGATGGATGACATCATGATTGTTCTAAGGAAGCGCTTTGACAAGGAGATTAACATGATCTTCTCTGATTTCAACAGCCAGAAATTGGTGATGCGTATTCGTATTGCTGTATCCACGACAGAGAATACACGTGTAACCGGTCCTTCCAGCTTAGATGCACTTGCCTCTTATAAGAAGTTCCAGAACAAGCTGTTGAATTCAGTGGTGATTCGCGGCTATCCTGGAATTAAGGCAGTGACCTTTCGTAAGGGCGATGAAAGGTATAGTTATAGCGAATCTGAAAAGAAGTATGTCACAAAGGAGGAGTATATCTTGGATACAGATGGTAGCAATTTCCTGGAGGTCATGAATCATCCTGCAGTGGATGGATCTCGTGTGGTAAGTACCCATGTGCATGATATTTACGCAACTCTTGGGATTGAAGCTACACGCCAAGTCTTGTATAACGAGATTAACACACTCTTTGAGGATGGGCAAATCAATTATCGTCACCTCGGCTTACTAATTGATATGATGACACGTGCTGGGCGATTAATGTCAGTGGATAGATATGGAATTAATAAGCTGGATATTGGTCCTTTGGCCAAGGCATCCTTTGAGGAGACAGAGAGGATCTTATTAAAGGCAGCAGTCTTTGGGGAGATTGATCCTATTACAGGTGTATCGGCAAATATCATGACAGGTCAGCCAATTCGCGGTGGAACATCGTTTAGTCAGATCTTGTTGGATGAAGATGCGGTGATAAATTTACAGAAGGAGATGGAGGAACTTGCACCGATGGATCAGGAGCAGGACGTGCCAGACAAGGAGCAAGGCGAGGATGACATGTGTTCTCCTTCTCGTCTTCGTATGAATATAACCTTACCTACAGCAACCCAGACGTTGGACGAGGATGATGTGGAGCTGGTTGTACTCGAGTAAGGCTAAAGGTGGCCCACGACTATAGTTTAATGGATGATACTGCTCCGTGGGAGATATTTCAGAGTATCAGTGTGCCTATCAAAGTACCACCGCTTTTACTTATAAAGGGTTCCTGGCAAGAGGATCCGCATGCTGCGATTCTAATAAAGAAGGAAAGTATATC